TTGACGGACAGCCCAGCGGCGGCCAGGCTATCGCCCGCCGCCGCTTGGAAGGTGTTCATGCCGGCTTCGAAGTCGCCGGCTACTTTGATGCTGTCCGCGCCAAAGCTCAGGATCGCCTGGCCAGCTTTGGCGGCCGCTTCAACGGCCAGATCGCCGAGCGAGCGCAGGGCGCCCGTCGCGATCTGATTCAGGGGGGCCGACGCCTGATCGTCCGCCTGGACAATGATTTGCAGCAGATCGGCCATCGGACTACCAGGCCGCCGCGCGCGGCCGCCAGGGGGTGGCGGGCGCGCGGCGCTAGAGGGCGGCAGCGGGGGAGGGGAGCGGGAGCGGGCGCCGGCGTGGGGGCTACCGGGCGCCAGGGGTCAGCGGCGCGCGCGATTTTTGGCGCGCGCCGCCTGCACCTCAGCCTCGACCGACCAGACGGTCAGGTGGGTGAGCACGCGCGTGGGGTCCTGACGATCGAGCACGTCAGGCGGGCAGTGGTATTTCTCGCACAGGTAGGCGTCGAGCGCCTCGGGTGGCATCGGGCCCTCGGTCCAGTGATGGACCCACAGGGCCCTTCTCAGTTTCCCGGGTTGCCGCGCGCCTTCATCTTGAGCATGAAGACGGTGATGATGTCGCCGTAGCGATCGATCGGCAGGTCGGGCATGCCGCCGACGATGCAGCGATCGAGCAGCGGGGCAGCGTCGAGCGCCAGGGCGTTGCGTTCGGCCTCCGGCAGCTGGTCGGCGCGGGCGAACCGCTGGAACAGCAGGATGTCGGGCGTGCGGAGCTTCGACCAGTCGACGTCGAACGTGAGGTCGGGCGCGCCGGCGCGAGCGCCGGCGCTGATGGGCTGGGCCGCCTCGATAGCGGCGGGGGCTTTGCGACCACGGGGCATGGGGGGACCTCCTTGCAATGTCATGTCAAAAGAAGCGGGTCGACTGCGGGGCGGCTGGATAGGCTCTCCTGGACCGCCCCGCTATGCGAGCGCCCACGCCGGGCGGGTCCCCGGCGCCAGGCGGAGACGCCTACGGGATCGCCGCGTCGCCGACGTTGGCGCACTCCAGCACGACCTCCACGGCCATCGCGTCGCCCGACTCGCCGTCGAGCTCGGACGGGTGGACCGGGTTTTTGACCGTGCCGGCGGTCGTGGCGTAGCGGATGTTGCCGGTCGTGTTGCCGAGCGGCGCCCAGCGCAGGTAGAAGTCCGTGCCGTTCTTCCACGCGCTGTGCGCGACGCGCGCGAATTCCGCGGCGCCCTCGGTGTACAGCCCGCCGAAGGTCACTGTCATTGCGTCGAGCTTGCCGCGCGTGTGCACGACCGTGTCGACGTCGAACGTGTGGGTGTTGCCGGTCGCGCGCTCGCCGCCGTCCCACTTGACGTTGTTGGCGAATCCCGAGCAGTCGGTCCACGAGCTCCCGTTGGTCGAGTACTCGCAGTAAACGTTGCGCGCGCTCTTCGCGCTGGTGGTCTGGGCCATGGTGAGGCTCCTTTGCGGAGAAGGTCAGGGGTCAGAAGACAGGGGCAGAAGGGGCAGGCGCGCGGGCGCTACGGCTCCGGCGGCGCGGCGGGGATGACCTCGGGGGGCGCATCGACGTCGACGATGCCCCGCTCCCGCAGGAGCGGGATGTGGTCGACGTCCAGATTCCAAGCGGCGATGATCGCGCCGGCCGGCCAGACGCCGGGGGCGTCGGGGTGGTCGTCCGGCATGGCCAAGTCGACCAGCACGCGCAGCTGCTCGGGCAGGCTCGGCGCGGCCGGCGCCAGATCGATCGCCGCGTCATCGGGCGGCGTGGGGTCGGCGATCGGCTCGATCGCCGCAATCGGGGTGTCCGACATGGGAGGAATGTCCTTTCGGCGTGGGCGTGCCATCGGCGTCACCGCAGCGCGCAGGCGGACACCGATGACGAGACCGAGACCTCGATCGTCACCAGGCCGCCGAACGCGGCCGGGTCCAGGTTGCCGATCGTGACGTCGCCGGTGTTGGCCGGGACGGTGACGGTCTGGTCGGCGATCTGCACGCCGCCGACCTTGCCGAGGCCCTTGATGGTGGCGGTGCAGGCCGCCACGTTGGCGTTCTTGATGCGGAAGTCGGTCAGGCCGTCGTTGACGAAGGTGAAGCCGTTGCCGGCGCCGGTGCCGCCCGCCGCGGTGAAGCTCGGCGTGAGCCCCGCGTAGGACTTGCTCTGGACGGTTAAAGGAGTCGTTGCCATAGATCCTCCACGCAGTTGCCCATGGGCAACTAACCAAAGACAGTGATGGTCAGGGGGATGCGCTCGCGCGCGCGCAGGATGCCGTCCTCGCTCCAGATGCCGGTGTCGATCGTCGAGTCGCCCCACTCGACCGCCTCCCAGCCCACGCCGTGGCGCTGGTGCGCGTCGACCACGACGGTGACGGTCTGGTCGGCGATCTGCACGCCGCCGACCTTGCCGAGGCCCTTGATGGTGGCGGTGCAGGCCGCCACGTTGGCGTTCTTGATGCGGAAGTCGGTCAGGCCGTCGTTGACGAAGGTGAAGCCGTTGCCGGCGCCGGTGCCGCCCGCCGCGGTGAAGCTCGGCGTGAGCCCCGCGTAGGACTTGCTCTGGACGGTTAAAGGAGTCGTTGCCATAGATCCTCCACGCAGTTGCCCATGGGCAACTAACCAAAGACAGTGATGGTCAGGGGGATGCGCTCGCGCGCGCGCAGGATGCCGTCCTCGCTCCAGATGCCGGTGTCGATCGTCGAGTCGCCCCACTCGACCGCCTCCCAGCCCACGCCGTGGCGCTGGTGCGCGTCGACCACCGTGGCGATGTCGCATTCGACCTGGTCGAGCATGTGCGCGGCCTCGATCGCGTCGTAGGCGCTCTGCTCGTCGGCGAGCACGACGTAGATGTCGACGTACAGCCGGGCCGCGAGCTTGCTGCCGCTGAAGGTCAGCCGCGGCCGGCCGCCGCCGGCGACGCTCACGACGACGAGCGGCGAGGCCGATCCAAGATCGTTGGGCTCCGCCTCCACCACGCCGGCCGCGCTCGGCACGTTCTGGCGGATGAGGCCGGCGAGCTGGGTGCGGATCGTTTCGCGGGATGCGCTCACTGGATGGCCTCTTTCACGGCGTCCTCGTAGGCCGCCAGGACCTCTTCGGCGAGCCGGTGCGCGATGCTGCTGGCGGTCTCCCAGCGGCCCTGGTGCATCCAGGCCTGCCGATCGCCCTGCACCAGCCCGCCGTACTCGGTGCTGTTGATCAGCTGGAAGCCGGTGCCGCCGTTGAGCGGCGTGGCGCGGTCCCAGCCGCGGCCGAGCCGTCCCGTGCGGGTGTAGCGGCTGCCCGCCGGCGCCGCCGGGTAGCGCTTGAGCTCCGGCACCAGCAGGCCCCGCGCGCGCATCGCGGCGCGCATCAGCGCCGGGTTGAGCGCGGCCGCGCGCTTGCGCATCGCGGCCTGGACCTCAGGCAGGTGGCGGATCTCAAGCTTCATGGCGTGACCTCGGACAGGCCCATCACCAGCACGGAGCGCCACGCCCCCACGCCCAGCACCTTGTCGACGCGGCCGGCCAGGTGCAGCTCGTCGCCGATCTGCACGTCGACGGGCAGGCGGGCGATCGCCAGGTGCGAGGATCGGGCGGCCGCCAGCTGGGGCAGCGCGGCGAGCATGGCCGCGCCCGGCGTGACGCTGAGCGGCCAGCGCTTGACGATGACGCTGCTCAGGTGCAGCACGGGGGTGCCGCCGCGTTTGCCGCCGCTCATCGCCGGCGGCCGGTAGGTGTCGACCGTCTCGGTGCGGCGTGAAAACAGCGTGGCGATGCTGCTCATCGCCACACCGCGCGCGTGTGCTGGCTCACCCCGCTGGCGGTCTCCGGCGGCGGCAGGCCGATCCCGTGGTCGCGCTGCACCTGGGCGCGCTTGCGCGCGATCGCCGCCTCGAGGCGGGTGCCCAGCTGGCCGAGCGACTCGCGCTCGGGCCCGACCGCGACGTCGACGTCGGGGAGGTTGCCCAGGCACGACTCGAGCGTGCGCAGCTCCGCCAGATCGAGCAGCGCGTCGACCTGGCGGTCGGCGAGCGTCGCCAGATCGGCGTCCGCGACGGCCACGATGCTGGCCACGGTCCCGCCGAGCTGCCGGATGGCCAGCCCGACGGGATCGTTCAGATCCGCGTTCGTGCCGCCGACGGTCGTGCCGTCGAGCGCGCACGCCGCGAGCAGGCGGCCGCAGCGGCGGATGAGGATGGATTCGACGTTGGCGCGCGTGAGAGCCATAGCGGTCTAGCTCGAGACGTCGGAGGTGGCGATCACGATCCGGTCGACCGCGTGGGCGTCGATCACCGGCAGGACGTTGGAGACGGCCTCGCCGACGAGCTGCCACGGCCGCTGCTCGGGCGTGTAGACCCGCGCCCAGCGGCCGGGGGCGCCGCTGGCCTCGACCGTCGGCGCCAGGTGCGTGTAGCCCAGCTCGTAGTCCTGGACCGGCCGGCTGCCCGCGCCGACGACGTAGCCGTTCTGCGCGCCGGTGCCGATCGCGACCAGCTTGGTCTTGGGCATGAACGGCACGCTCTTGGTCTTGGACACGTCGGTCGGATCGAGCACCTCGGCCTCAAGGCCGTACTTGACGATCTGCACCGTGTCGCGCGCGTCGCTCGAGGGGGTGTTGGTGCCGTTCTGCGCGATCATCCGCTGCACGGTGATCTGCCCGGCGTCCTCCGAGAGCACCCGGATCGAGTTGACCGCGTTCGCGACGATGTCCTCGACCAGGTCCGGGTGCGCGATCCGGATGATGCGCGCGGCCTTGCGCAGCTTCTTGCCCTGGTCCCGGATGTCGGTCCAGAACTTCGAGGCCGAGCCGGCGTAGGCGTCGTTGCCCGTGCGCGCGGTCAGCTTGTTGCCGGCCGGCACGCCGTAGTCGATCGACAGCGCCAGGCCGTTGAACGTCCACGCGATCGCGCCGGTCGCCAGCGCCTGGCCGCGCAGCCACTCGGCGGTGTCGAGGTGCGGCTGCACCAGCAGCGCGTTTGAGAAGTTGAGCACCTCTTCGACCAACGAGCGGATGGTCGATTGATTATTCAGCTGGAGCCACATGAGCAGCTCCTGCAGCGTGCGGATGGCCTGCTCGCTCATCACGACCTGGTTGGCGATCTTGGCCGACTTCTCAAGGAAGGTGCTGGCGTCGACCATGCCCGTGGGCGGGAACGGCGAGTCCATGCCGACCAGGCCGGCCATCGTGGTGCGGACGGTCATGGCGCCGTTGCGGACCTCGTAGGACCGCATCGGGCGCTCGGGGAGGATGGAGGCGAAGAGGTAGTTCGCCGCCGGGCGGGCCTGGTTGATCAGGCGGAAGGCCGCGTCGGGGCCGATGGTGGCCAGCGCGACCAGGAAGCTGAAGAACATAGGAGCCTCGTGTGGTGAGGTGGCAGGTCAGAGATCGGGGGCAGGCCGCGCGACTAGGTGGCCTGCGAGTTGGCGTACTGGACGAACTTGAACGTGCAGCCGGCGTTCTTGAGCTCGGTCAGGTACTGCGCGGGCAGCACCTTCGGCGTGCCGGTCGCGTCGGGCAGGAGGCTCGCGTAGAGCACGCCGCCGACCAGCGAGCTGTAGCCGCTGTAGCCCTCGGCGTAGTTCTTGTCGGTCGCGTCGTTCTCGAGGATCTCGGTGGCGACGCGGCTGGCCTTGATCGTGCCGGTCGCGGTCGCGTTCGCGCCCGTCGCGGCGTACGTGAACGTGTCGGCGTCCGCCACGGTCGCGATCGTCACGAGGCCGTTGGCATAGGCGAGGTTCGCGCCCGAGACGTAGATCTGCTCGCCGACGCTGAAGCCGTGGCCGACCAGCGTCACGGTCGCGACGTTCGTGTTCACCACGACCGACGTCAACGTCTTGCTGAAGCTGCGCGGCTCGACGAGGCCATCGGCGCGCCGGCTGACGACCGTGCCGGCCTTGACGCGCTTGGCGCCGTCGGCGTCGGCGGTGATGGCCGCCCAGTTGATCTGCGCGCCCGGCATGCGCTCGAGCGAGCTTTCGTCCACCACCGGGCGGACGCGGGTCAGGTTATAGGACGTGAGGCCCATGGGGTTCTCCTTTAGAGAACAGCGTTAGTGACAGGTCGGGGACTAGCCCAGCGCCGTGCGCTGGGCGGCGGCCGGCGCGAGCGGGTTGGTGGCCTGGTCGCGCTGTTGCTGGAATCGCTGCATGTGCTGGGTCAGGATGTCGGCGGGCGCGCCGCCACCCGGGTTCTGCGGCACAAAGCTGGTGCCGCCGGTCGGCGCGGCCTGCTGCGTGGCCGTGGTGAGGCTGGGCAAAAAGTCCGCCCAGGCGCTTTTGGCGTAGTCGGCGATCGGGTGCTCTTTGCCATCCTTGTCCTTGACGAAGGCGGCTTTGGCGGTCTTCCCGTCGGCCGTGACGTCGCGCACCTCGAACGTGAGGTCGGACGCGCCCGGCAGCTTGGCCAGCACGCTCGCCTTGTAGCCGCTGGCAGTCTGTACGTCGCTCAGCACGGCCTGGCGCCGCAGCGACGCTAGCTCGGCCTGCGTGGCCTGCGCGCTCTGCAGCTGCTGCGTCAGCGCGTCGATCGCGCCCAGCTGCTGGTATTGCTGCCAGCGCGTGGCGTCCTCGCCGGCGAGGACCACCGCGCCCTGCGCGGGGACCTGGCTGCGCAGCTGCCGCCGCTCGTCGCGCAGCTGGTGGTTTTCGGCCAGCAACGTCGCGACCACCTGCATCGTGTCGTTGTTGTGGCGCGCCAGCAGGCCCTGCAGGTTCTGGCGGTCGTCGGCTGCTGGGGTGCTACCGGGTGGCAACCCCGGCGCCGGCGCGGGCGCGGGCGCGGGGCCGCCGCCAGGGTTGGTGCCCCGGTCCGGCTCGAAGAACAGGATCTGGTCGCGCCCGATGGATGGGCGGAGCGACGACGGGCGGCCGAGCATGCGGAGGACCATGGCTGAATCTCCTTGAGGTTCAGGCGGCGCCGTGCGCCAAAACGGATCTGGTGCCAGGTGGCGGGAGTCGAACCCGCCAGTTTCCGCGTTTTTCCCGCGGCGTGCTCCCGTTGCACTATCCCAGCAGAAAATGGGTGCAGCTTGGGCACCGCGTCGGCCAGCCGCGCGTGTGCTCGACGATGTCGCCGCAGTGCGGACAGATCGTGGTGACGGGCGGCAGGCGCTGCGCAAGCAGCCACCAGCCGGCCATCGCGGCCGCGACCAGGATGTAGGCGATCGCGGGGCTAGTCGGCATAGCGCACCCGACAGACCGGACAGGACCGATAGCGGTCGAGCGCGGCGCGAGACGGCGAGAAAATGCGCAGCCAGTGGAGCGGCACGCACCACGGCCAGCCGTGACGAGTGATGTGGTACAGCAGCGTCTCGATCGGGTTATGCCGCATACGGCCCCCCGGCCGCGCGCTGGCGGCACCCATCGCAGTGCTCGGTGTCGCCGAGCACCCAGGCGTAGCCGCCGTCGTCGCGCTTCTCCCAGCGGCATGTGCAGTGCGTGAGGCAGCTGGTCTGCCCATCGCCCGGGTAGAAGGGCAAATTGGGCGCGGCCGCCCGCCAGTAGGTGGCGGTGACGCTGGCGGCGTAGCTGGCGGCCCGGGCCGCGATCTGCCGATCGGAGAGGCCGTCGAGCGCGGCCGCGAAGCGATCGAGGTAGGCCAGCTGCTCGGCCACCGCGCGGGCAATGTCGGCCCGCTCGGCGCGGCTGAGGTTGCGCGTGTTCAGCGCGGCGCCCCCCACCCGGACGCCCAGCCGATCGGCCGTGCCGGCCAGCAGGGCCGCGGTGTGGCCGTCGATCAGGCGCTGGCGCAGCGCGGCCTTCCAGGCCGCCGCGCTCGTCGACCGGGTCAGCAGCCGGCGCGTGTCGTGCGCGATGGCCGACGCGAGCGCGCCGTGCAGCGCGTCAACGCTCGCCACGGAGGTGCCGACCAGGATGAGCGCAAACCAGATCACATGCACGATCGATCCTCCTCGGCGTTGGCGATCTGCAGCTGCGTGACATACCGCCACGCGCGCCCGCAGTCGCACCGCACCGCGCCCTCGTCGCCACTCAAGAAGACGTCATTGCCACACGGGCACGTGAAGTTGATCGTCGCGTCCTCGTAGCCGATCGCCAGCTCACGCCGGTCGGCGGGCTTCCACTCACTGCCCACTGGTCGATCCTCCCTGCAGTAGCGCGAGCGCGCCCGTGGTCGGCGCCGGCGCAATATCGGCCGCCGTGGTCGTGGGCGCCGCGCTCGTGTCCTGCTCGGCCGCGATGCGCGCGGCCTCGGCGTCGACGTCCTCGATCCCGATGCGCGCCATGGCGGTCTCGCGGCTGATCAGGCCCGTGTCGTACTGATTGACGATCTCGCGCTGCTCGTCGCCTGAGAGCGGCCCGGTGTTTAGCCGGCAGTCGCAGGTCGGGCGCAGGCCGGCGTAGCGGCCGCGCTGGCCGGCGAACACGGCGGCGAGCGCGAGCACGGCGGCGAGCACGTTGCGGATGAGCGTGTCGACGTCGCTCTTGGTCGGAAGTAAGGAATCCTCGAAATCGGCGCGGGCCTGCTTGCGGCTCTCGCCGCTGGCGGTTGCGTCGCCTGCGATCAGCGCGTGCAGCTGCTGCGTTTCCTCCAGGATCGCGCGATAGGCGTCCTGCGCGGTGGCCTCGAAGGTCGCAACCGAGACCGGGTCGCGGTAGACCACGCTCGGATCGGTGTAGCCGGTGATAGCCCCGTTCTGGTCGCGGATCGGGACGCCCGAGATGAAGTTGGTCGTGCCGGCGCCGACCTTGAGGTGTGGATCGGCCACGAAGCGCTTGCCGCCCGGGCTACGCGCGTCGTCGACCCAGGAGCCGGGCAGCTGGCCGTTGAGCACGATCCGCTCGAGGAACCCGCCCTGCACCACGTTCCGGCCCTGCATCGTGCGCGCGAGATTGAGCTGCTTCTGGTTGTCGCGCACCTGGTCGGTGATCAGCAGATCGCAGCGCAGCTCGTGCATGAGCAGCTGGCCGTCGAGCGGCAATCGCGTCTCGGTCGCCGTCTCGCCGCCGACGATGCGCAGCATCGTCTCGCCGCGCTCCATGTCCACATAGCACAGCTCGGCGTAGGTCTGGTTGCGCTCGGTGTAGAGGTACACCCCGCAGCGCTGCTGCGTGGCGGTGTGGGTCAGCACGATCGCGGCGGTGCCACACACTGCCTGCGCGTAGATCTTGCCCAGGCTCGCGGCCAGGTCGCCCTGCGGCACGCGGCCGTCGACGAGCAGGCCGGGCGGCACGAACAGGCGGATGCTGGACCTGCCGCCGAGCAGCGCATGCCGCACGACCTCGCCGACGATTTTCTTGAGCCCGCGCTCATCCCACCAGGTGGTGAGCGCGGCTTCCGCCTCGTCAATCAGCGCCTGCTCGTCGGCCGTCGGCTGCTCGTCGGTCTGGAGCGGCCGCCGCACGGTCAGCCCCCAGGCCGGCTCGTGCCCGACGACGCCCGAGACGTGCCGCCGCACGACCTCGCGGATCGCGTTCTTGCTCACAAACGCGCGCCGGATCTCGCACATCACCTGCGCGGCGTTGGTGTCACCCGGGGCCGGCTGTGGGCCGACCCAGCCGCAGCCCTCCTGCCAGTGGTCGCCGGCGAAGAACTTCGCGTTCGGCGCGGCATCGCCCGGCGTCGCCGCCGTGATGGCCTGCTGGATCTGGGGGATGGTCAGGCTGTCGAAGGGTGATGCCATGCGCTACCAGGTGCTGAGGCTTGCGGACTGCGGCTCGCTGGCCGGGTCAGGTGGTGGCCGGCGGGCGACCATCAGGCCGATCGCGAGTGCCATCACGCGGTCGTCGTGGTAGCCGGCCGGGGCGCTGGTGTCGCCGCTCTTGGTGATGCGGTAGATCGCCAGCTCGTCAAGCGTCGCCTGCGTCCGGATTGTGATCAGGCCGTCGCGCAGCGCCTGGGCCAGCAGATCGATCGCGAGCGGCTTCGACTGCGCGGTGGTCAGCCAGCCCGGCCGGCCATCGTCGCTGAGATACACCTTCGGTGTGCCCAGCGCCTTCAGGGAGACCAAGACCGCGTGGCCGTGGTTGTTCCGCTCGACCGCGACGGTCGCGCCGTAGGCGCGCGCCAGGCGATCCAGGTAGGTCGCGTAGGCGTCCGGCTCCCAGTGGCCGTGGAGGTGCGCCAGCTCCTCCCAGGTGTCGGCGTCGAGCAGCGTGGCGGCGCTGTAGTCGCCGTGCTCGAGGCCCTCCGCGACGTCGGCCGCCAGGACCGTGCGCCGGCCCGGCGCGGGCAGGGCGTAGACCGCAAGCCCGGGAAGGTGCCAGAGCGTCGGCGGCAGCTCGACCAGGTGGCCAGTAACGTTGTTCGCCTGCCGCGCGATCCAGTCCGGATCGAAGCGCGTGCGACCTGAGACAAGAAACGCTTCGATCGCCGAGGCCGGGTATTCCTGCTTGACCATCGCCGGATCGGTGTACTCGGCGAGCTGGGCGGCGTACCAGGCGGTGTCTCGGCCCGGCCGGCTCCACCAGGGCAGGAAGATCGCGGTAAACGTGCTGAGCCCGGCAACCGCCTTGGTCCAGAGCTGGTGGAACAGGTTGCCGATCCCGTTGGCCGTCGACAGGATGATCAGCTGGCCGCCAGCGTCGATGGTCGGCTTGAGCGCGGTGTAGATCGCGTCGGCGAACTGCAGGAACGCCGCTTCGTCAAGCACCACCAGCGAGGCGGTGAAGCTGCGGCCGGCCGAGCTCGACGCGGGGAGGCTGCGAATCCGGCTGCCGTTGGCCCACGCGAGCTCCTCGGTATTCGCCTTGAGCAGCGCGGGCAGCGCCAGGCGCATCCACTCGGGCAGGCGCTCGTAGAGCACCTTCACCCGCCGGAGCAGCTCGTTGGCCTCATCCTGGCCTTTGGAAAAGAGCAGGACCGTCTTGCCAGGCTGCCACACGCACAGCCAGAGCGCGTACCAGCAGCAGAGCCACGAGATCCCCAGCTGCCGGGCTTTGAGAATGATGACCAATCGTGTGGTCATCAGCGCCCAGAGCACCCGCACCTGCGCCGGCCAGAGCGCGAAGGGCATCGTGCCGTCCCCACGGCCGTGGCCCTGCGCGTCGTCGATTACGCCGTAGGCGTTGCAGGCGTAGGCGGCATCAGCGGCGCACTTTGCGAACTCAACTGCTCGGTCATCTGCTGCCGCCATTCCGCCAGCTCCCTGGCTGCTGTGGTGAGTGCCTCGGCGGTCACGTCCAGCGTGCCGTCGGGATCGGGGTCGACGTCGAGGTGCTGTGTCGGCATGCCGGCGATCCGGTTGACCAGGTACTCATTCGCGCGCCGGTCGGGCGCGGCAAACGAGCGCGTGCGCCGGACACAGACCAGCGCTGTCGGGTCAAGCTCCGGGAAGGCCAGCTCCGAGACGCGGATCGTGCCGTCCTTGGCCTCGACCTGCTTGGTCACATAGATGAGCCCGGCCGGCTCCCAGGTCTCCTGGATCTGCTCGTAGCCGCCATCGGCGAGCAGCTCGAGCGCCGCGTAGCGGTCGGCGAGCTTCGCGGCCGCCAGGTCGTTGAAGATCCGGATCTCCGCCGCGTAGGTCTGCTGGTTGCGCTTCCGCCCCGCGCCGGGCCGCGCGCCGCCGTGTCCGTTGGCCATCACAAACCGCCTGCGAAATCAAGATTTCAAGCGGCGTCCGCGGGGCGGCGCGTCGCGATCGAGATCAGGGCGCCGAAGACGGTCGCCAGCGCGGCCGCGACCTCGGCCGGGGGCTCGACGTGGGCGAACGCGCGCAGGGCGTACACGACCAGGGTCGTGAGCGCGGCCGCGAGCGAGATGGCAGCTGCCTGCGGCAGGCGGCGGGGGCGAGCCATACGGCCTCTCCTTACTGGTCCTGGACTTGGATCGTGATGCTGCGCTCGTCTTCCTGCCCGCTGGCCAGCACGACGTGGCAGGTGAGGGTGTACTCGGTTCCGGCGGTGCCCCCGCTGACGCGGGCCGTCGTCGTCGTCGTCGTGTTGGACGACGTCGCGATCGTCGGGCCGCTGGGGCTCACGCTCCAGCTGGCGCTGCTGATCGTGTCCGCGCCCGCCAGGTAGGTCGACCAGTCGAGCAGGTAGTCGCGGATCGCCAGCGGGTCTTTGACGTGCGTGGCCACAGCCATCGGCGTGCTCACCAGAAAAACAGTACGGTCGAGCGGGACGGTGTACGCGGGCGTGTCGCGCTCGACGAGCCAGCGCGCCCGGTCGAGCGGGACGGTGTACGCGGGCGTGTCGCGCTCGACGAGCCAGCGCGCCCGGTCGAGCGGGACCAAAAACGATGCGTCCGGCAGCGGGGCCAGCGTCGGCGGCGGCGCGTCGCGCGGGACGCGGCCGACCCAGACGACCAGGGCGGCCGGCGGCGCCGGCGCGGGCGCAACCACGCGCAGCGGCGGCCGCAGCGGGTCAAGGGTTGGACTCGGGGGCGGCCCCGGAAGCCAGGGCGATCGGACGCCGCTCCTGCGCAGTGCGGGCATGGGCGGCGCCCCTCAGCTACTCCTCGAAGTCGATCTTGGCCCGGCAGTTGACGTTTGCCGGCGCGGTGATCTCAAGCGCCACGCGCCCACCGCCGACAACCACCTTCTCCTGCCCGAGCGCGTAGGTGAGATCGATCCCGGTCTGGGGGTGGATCAGCCACTGGTCGAGCAGCGTGGTCTTGGTCGGCTCCGCGGTGGCGTTTTCGCCGGCCGTGGTCTGGATCGTCTCGCTGTCGGAGCTGACCTGCTTCGCCAGGGTCAGCGCCGTGTTGGTGCCGGCGGTCGTGGCGATGACCAGGCGGACCAGCACCGGCACGGCAGTCGTGCTGGCGCCGTCGAAAAACACGCCCACACGCTGGAGCTTGATGCGCTGGTTGGCGGCGCAGTTGAGCTGCAGCACCGTCTTGGCGGTCGCTGCGGTGAGGGCGACGTTCGCCGTATTCTCGGCGGTGACGCGGAGTCCGGCCATAGGTTTAGATCTCCATTGCTGCGAATGGCTGCGGCATGATGATGCGCGTCCCCGACGGCGGGCGCTCCGCCACCGCCGCCTTGATCACGCCGAGCCCGGTCGCCCACTGGCGCGACACGCCCAGCGTGCTGGAGAGCGCGCCCGAGGCGCCCGGCGTGGCCTGCGCCTTGTCCTGGATCTCGCTGCCGCGGCCGGTCGTAATCGAAACTTCCTGGGTGAAGCCGCTGGCCGCGGTCGTCGTCGTGCCCGTGCCGTCGATCGCCAGGCCCCAGAGAAACCAGGCGTTGGCCGAGAGCGAGGTGGCGCCCGGATGGGTCGCCGTGCCCGCGCTGCCGTCCGCGCCGGTCGGCGCGACCTCGAAGACAGTCGCGGTATCGACGCCCCGATAGGCCACGATGCCCCCGCACATCAGGTTCGCGGTGCTCGTCTGCCAGGTGAAGCTGGCCCCCTCCGATCCATCAACCACCCGGTGGCTGATCAGGATCTTGATCGCCGTGCCGCGGCTGTAGTCGAGGTCGGATGTCCAGCCAGCCGGCAGCGTCATGGTGTTGTTGCTTCCCCCATCCACAGCGAGCACCGCGATCAGCACGTCGCCCGGCAGGATGCTCGCCGGCGCGTTGATCGCCAGCGAGGTCGCCGCGGCGCCGATGCTGCCCGAGCTGGTGCTGATGACGGCGATGCTCACGTTGCCCGCCCGGCGATCTGCAGCACCGTGATGCTCACGGGCGGCAGGGTGGCGGCAATCGCGCCGCTGCGGATCGGCCAATCGGCGAGCGCCCGCAGCTGCGGCGCCTCATCGCCCGATCCCGTGCCGGCGAGCTGACGCGCATGCGCCGCGCTGCTCGCCGCGTAGTGTGTCAGGCTCAGCGTGATGCTCCGGCTGCGCGTGTCCTTGTTGAGCAGCAGCACGCGCACGCCGCCGTCCGCGCCGCGGCTCGCAAACACCCGCACCGTGCTGGTGCTCGCCGTCGTCAGCATCGACCCGCCGGCGAACGGCGCGATCATGGCCAGTGTGTCGCCTGAGGCCGTGCGCGTCCCGTCCGGCCGCAGCGCGTCGTAGAGCGAGACGTGGCCCGCGGCCGAGCTTTTAATCCAGGTGGTATTCCACAGCTGCACGACGCCGACGCCCTGGTACAGCGTCTGCGCGATCGCGTCGGCGAGAAAGACCGCGTGGCCCATGTCGTTCCGGTCCGGCCAGACGTTCCACGCCATCGCGCCGATCTCAGTCACCAGGATCGGCAGCTTCCGGCTGCCGAGCGCGGCCTTGGCGTCGGTGATCGCCGACGTGAGCGCGGCTGAGCTGCGCTGGTAGCTCGCATAGTCGGCGTAGGGATACGCCGGGTAGCTGTGGACGGATAGCGCGTCGATCGCGCCGCCAGCCTGTGCCAGGATCGTCGGCCACCAAGCCCTCGTGCCGTTTGCGGCGATCGTGGCGCTCGGGTCGGCCGCCTTGATGGCGCGGCTGAAGCGACGGAGCGCGGCGACGTACTGGTCGATCGTCGGGTGCCCATCGAAGCTCGGCTGGTAGCTCTCGTTGCCGATCTCGTAGGCAAGTACCGGGATAGCGTGCGCTTTGGCGTAGACGGCCATGGCGACGGCGCTGGCCTCAAGCGTGTCGAGCGTCGGCACCACGCGTGTCAGCTCGTCGCCGCTGCCGAGCGGTCCGGCGAACGCCGTGTCGAGCGGCACAATGATGGTCAGGCCCCCGCCGAGCCCCCGGGCGAGCACGGACGCGCCGTCGAGATCGAGCGGAGGCCGCAGCCAGGTTGTCCCGTCGGACTGACGAATCAGCGTCGCGTCGCCGCTGGGCCACTCCCATGCGCCGACCCGCGCGGGGGTTGGGCGCGGCGCATCGTATGGGGCGGTCGACCAGATCAGTTGGTCGGCGCCGTAGCGCAGGCTCCGCACCCCCATTGCCGCCAGTGTGGCAAGGGAAAGGTCATGGTCGGTCAGGTAGTCGCTATTGATGCCGAGCGCGCCCGGTTCGGGTGCCACCGCCCGAACCGCGCGGGCGTCCAGACTGATGCGCTGCGCGCTCGCCGCCGCAGGCGCGGCTGGGATAAAGAGCAGCGCGATGAGGAGGAGCAGCAGCAGCATACGGCGACACATGCCACGGGTCATAACGTCCTCCCGGTGCTGGCGCGTCGACAGACAGCGAGCCACCAGCGAAGCGCCAGCAACGCGAACGTTGTCAGCAGCAGGCCGAGCCACAGCGCGCTACGGCGCAGCATCGCGCGCGCCGCTGAGCATGGCGGCCAGAATGAACAGGATGAGCGCCGCAAGCATGATCCCGTCGAGCCAGGTCATACGGTCCTCCCGCACACCGCGCGCGCGTACGCGGCGAGCTGTGGGCGCGTGAGCGCGGCCGCCTCGGCTGGTGCCGGCGCGTACGCGCGCCAGGGGACCAGGCCGCAGTAGCGGCAGGCGATCTGCCACTCGCGGCCGCGCGGCCGGCGCATGGCGCTGGCCAGATGCGGCGCGCCGCAGTCGGGGCAGGAGACGATCGCTGATCCGGATCTCACGGCAACAGCTCCGGCCGGGGCGTGATGTGATCGAGCAGATGATGGATGAGCATCTCCGCCTCGGTCAGGCGCCGCTCCAGGGCCGCCACGCGCTCGCGCAGCACCTCGTGATCGGCGCGCTGGTCGTCGACCAGGCCGCGCAGCACGCTGACGTCGTCGCGCGCGCAGCGGGGGCACTGCGGGCCGTCGTGCATGATGTCGTGCGTTGCGCAGTAGGTGGCGATCAGCTCGCGCGTCACAGGGCCTCCAGGAGACTGGCGTGTACGAAGCCGGACTGATCGGCCAGGTGCGCCCAGCGGCGATCGGTGCTGCCGCTGGGCGGCACGCCGTCGATCACGCTGTCGACCAGGACGATCGCGCCCCGGCTGAGCTGGATGCGCGTTCCGTCGCCGGCGATTGCCACGCGGTAGCTCGTGGCCGGCCCCTGCCGCACATTCGTGTAGTCGTAGCTGGCCCGGTAGCGCCGGGGCAGGTCGTGCGCGCCCCGCCAGAGCAGCAGCTGCCGAAACACGATCGGTCCCGGGCACGATTTCTGGGGCTTGCCGTCCAGCCGCGGCCACTCGCGGTGGCCGACGATCGCGCCGCGGCCGACCCAGCCGTAGCGGGCGATCAGCTGCAGGAATAGATCGGTCGTCGCGGCCCACTGCGCCGGCGCCGGCGCCTGCGTGCCGCCCAGCGGGAGATGGATGGCCAGATGCCAGTTGTTGCCGATGCCATTGGCGCAGTGCCACAGCACGGCGGTCTCGTCGCGCAGCTGGCAGATCGTGCCGTCGCTGAGCACGGCATAGTGGTACTGGATACCGTCGGCGCGGAGTGTATCGGGCCGCATGTGATAGCGCGCGTCGGCCGCCAGCTGGCGCTGCTCGCCGGCCGGGTCGCCGACCACGGCGACCGGGGGGCCGTTGTAGTGCAGCGTCGCGCCGGTCGGCGCGCTTCCGCGCTGCCCGATCGTCCACGCCGCGCGCGGCAGCTTGTCACGCAGGTCTAGCACGGCACGTCCTCGTCGCCGGTGATCTGCTCGGCCAGCCAGCCGAACGCCAGCGGCGCGCAGTCGGAGACGTAGATCGCGTCGCCGGCCGTGGCCACCCACTCGCCGGTGTCGGCGTCGTATTCGATCGCGAAGTCCACTAGAACGCCAGTCCAATCAGCGCCAGCCAGAGGCCGGCCGCGGCGAGAAAGAGCACGCCGATCGCCACCACATCGAGGAGGTCGGAGCGGGGCGCGCGCCCGGGCAGAGGAGGCCCGGGCGCGCGCCGGCCGGCGGTGGGGGCGGGGGCGGCAGATGCGTTCATAGTCTGATCAAAACCAGGATGAACGACACGATCGACAGGATGAGCGCCGTCGCGGACACAGGCACGAGAATGATCAGCACGAGCCGGACGTCGCGCGAGAGCTGGCCGACGGTGCCGGAGAGCTGCAGCATCGCGGCGTTGTCGCGGCCGCGCTCCTCAGCGGCCTGCTCGAGTCGGTAGGTGTCGATCGTCATAGTCCAAAAACAAATCGGGGCCGCTGTCCCCCCCCGAGAGGAGAACAAGCGACCCCGAGTGCATCGTACGGTCAGCGTAGATTGTCAGACGGTTAGCTAGCGTCGGGTGACGCGGCAGAGCGTGTACTCACGATCGACCAGCTGCCAGGTGAGCACGTCCCCTGGCTTGCGGTACGCCTGCACCCGCGCCACAAAGGCCTCGAACGGTTCGAGCTCGCCGCGCACGCGCTGGCGCGCCACGGTGAACTCCAGCCCCGCGTCGGTGACCGTCCCGTAGCCACTGTTCGTGGCGTCGGCCGCGATGGCGCGTAGGCGGGTAATGAGTGAGTCGGACGAAGCGAGCATGCGGCAGCCTTTCGCGAGATCCAAAAACGCGGCTGGTCGTGTCGTACGACGTCGCCGCGCGGTGCTCGCTCTGGCCGCTCCTGTTTGTTGGCGGCAGTGTAGCACGATCGGCGGCGGAACACTATAGGCCCGGCGTCCTATCTGCGCCGGCGAAAACTAGTACCTACCAATACGAACGACTGTGCGCGC